TCTCTTTAGCCTGTCTTTCAGCATCGCGCTCCGTCCGTGTAACTGCTCCGCGCGCGCCGCAAGGCGATCAGTTTCTTTTTCAAACTTCGCGGCTTCCGCATCCAGCTCCGCCATAATGATTGCGTAATTCTCCGCCTTTTCTTCTAGTTCGCCGTCCATGCCGTCCAGCGTGTCTTCGATAACCTTCATCTCCAACTCATCCGCTGATTCCATCATTTCATATAGTTCCAAATACTGCCCTGTGATCTCATATAATGTGCTCATCTTCTTTGTTTTCCTCCTGTTCAATCTCCTGCGTTATCCGCATTATTCTTCTCAGGCGCTTATGCGCCTTTAATTCAGTTTCCGTATCCAGGCTTTCATTGTATTCATCTATCGGCTGTTCTGTATACATGTTACTCATCCTTCCACATGTCGCGGAATTTATCAAAAAACTCATTCACGGCCTTATTCATCTCTTCCATCTCTGGTATCGTTTCATTTTTTTTCTTACATGCTTCTATCATGCCAACGTAAAGCGTTTTTTTCATGATACTCTTCGCATCTTCATACGATACCCCAGCATCTAATAGGCTTTTCGTTACCGACGCAGACGCTACTGCAAAATCTCTAAGGACGTTCAACCCCGTCCCCATAATTCTCACTTTGCCATCTTCTGATAAAATCATTGCATTCTCTCCATTCTTGTCTTATAATAAAGATGATCTCCACAAAAGATCATCCGATGCAGAGCCAGTCCCCCAAGATTACAGCTCTGCATCATTTTTTTACCAGCTCCCGCGCGCCGATCAGAAACGCTGCCGCTGCGGTAATTGCCAGCGTCGCCGGGAACCACTGCAGGTCTGTTGTCTCCCACAGGATCACTGCCGCTGTTAGGCAGTTTGTCCCGATTCCGAACATTAAATCTTCCATAGCTTGTCCACCTTACTTTCTTTCTCTCCCGAACATCTGTAAAATCTCGTCATCCGTAAAATGTAACACTCTGTCAAGCGCCCATATCTCTCCCAACCGGATTGTTTCGCCTTCTGCTTTCCGCTTTACGAGGGTGTTTCTGTTAATTATGTTCCGGCGGTCAAGGTCTTTCCCTGTCAGCCCGCTGCGTGCCAGTCCGACATTGATGACGCGCCGGACGGCTTCTTTGCGGTCCGCATAAAGACCGATTGCTTTTGTTTTTGGCATGACGTTACCTCCCGCTTTTCTTTCCATTTGTTATTTCGGTTGTATTGATAACCGATACTCCCACTACGTTGCTGTCGCCAAATATAGAAAAGGAGTTTCAAAAGCCGTCTCTTTTATTGGTGAATCTCTTCGCCAACTTCTCGTTGATGTAGTGAGCGAAACAGCCAAAAAAGCTCTGTTTCCTTAATTTCTTTCCGCAATATTGACAGTAATGGTCTGTTTTCAAAACAACTCCCTTGCAATAAGCACAGTGATAAACTTTTTCTTGGTCAGAAATTCTATCATTGTGCTTTTGGGCATTCTTTGAAGCATATCCCATCTTCTCTCCACCTCCTTTGGAATCAATCCGATCTTGCCTTTCCGTAGCAGCAAGGCTTATACTTATGTCGAGCCCCAGAACACTTGGAGGAAAATAATATGCTCAATCAATCAAGCGTCCCTTTCGAGGATATTCTTCTTACGCCGCGTGAAAAATGGATACTATTTTCGCTGAGGTTTTATAAATCCCGTAAAGGAGATGTATTCTCTTTGCAACTATGGAAACTTAAAGAATACGATCTCATTTCACAAAATTATAAAAACACTCGGGATAAAGAAGGATGCCCTATTTCGAATGGAACATACTCTCTTACCGACAGGGCTGTTCGATTCAGAATTTACAGGTATAAACAATTCGTCCATCGTTACTTGACGCCTATTGTCGTAGCATTTCTAACATCCATAGCAACAAATTTGTTAAAAGAGCTGTGGTTGCCGGAATTGCTAAATTTCTTAAAGGGTCTTCCTTGATATCTGGCACTACATATTTTCTTATGAAATGTACCATCAAGATTGTTACCGCCACTCCTGTAACTACTTTCATCTGTTCCCTCCTTTGGAATCAATTTTAGATCACTTTTCGTGATCTATTTCATTAAAAAAAATGAATGGAACGCTCTTTTTATAGTACCTTGCTAATTTCATTTTCACAGGGTCACGCGGAATCCTTTTTCCAGCCTCATACATTGACAAGGCAGATTTACTAATTCCAAGAGCTTCCGAAACCTCTTCCTGCGTTCGTTTCCCTCTTAATCTGATAAGCTTCTCGCCCATTGCCTTTGTGTCAATCTGCAACATCATCATCTCCTTTCAATCACGTTTCGTGATCTGTTTGTAATATACACGATTCGTGATCGTTTGTCAATTACGTTTTGTAAATTATTTATTGATTTTTGTTCACGTTATGTGTATATTATAAATAGATAAGCAAAGTGAGGTACTCAAATGGGAAATTTCAATGATATGCTCAAATATCTGCGTGTGCGTGAAAAAATGTCACAGGCTGAACTTGCTGATAAGTTGGGGGTCTCTAAATCAACCGTCGGTATGTACGAACTTGGGAAAAGAGAGCCTGATTTTGAAACGCTTGAAGCGATCGCTGATTTATTTAATGTAGATATGAACTTTTTACTTGGCAAAGTTGGAAGTGAACTATCTCCAAAAGACGAAAGGGACATCGCTAAAGACCTTAATAGAATCATGACGGAAATCAAAAAAGGTAACAATGGACCACTTTATTACAATGGAATAGAAATGGACGACGCTTCGATAAACCTGCTACAAAACGCTATCGAATATGCATTGCGCGAAACCAAAAAAGAAAACAAAGTGAAATATAATCCGAATAAGAACAAAAAGTAGGTGATACGGTTTGGAAACTATGGATCACAAAATTTTTCGGCTAATCCGGTATTATGAACGTTTAACCGGCAGCCGTGACCCAGTTAAAATTGCACAGGCTGCAGATATTCGAATTGTAATTCTACCTCTCGGTAAAATCGCAGGCAACTACAAACTTATAAATCGAAAGCGTTGGATTTTTATAAATGATAACATCCCTGTCGATAGCCCGTTATTCGAAGTAGTTGCTGCACATGAATTAGGGCACGCCCTCTTACATCGAAAAGAAAACTGTGCGTTTATAAAAAATAAGACACTACTGTTAACATCCGGAATAGAACAGGAAGCAAATAAATTTGCTGCCTATTTACTCATATCTGATGATATGCTTCAGAGCTATTCAGGATATACGCAAAGCCAATTTTGTACTTGCACCGGATATCCGAAAGAACTGATTGAACTAAGAATGAAATAAAAAGGCAAAGGATGTGCGCGAATGTCATTAGAAAATAACTGTCAATCAACATTTTCTTTAGATGCTTTCAGTGATATAGAATATCGAGCACTAAATAGATTAAATAAAAGTAATATTGACGACCAATTTTTTGGAGAACTTTCTGTTCGTATTGATCGAAAAGCATTTTGTGACTTTTGTTTATCAAAGCACTTAATACGTTTCTCATCCCCCGCAGAAGACGAGAAACTAACCACCATAAAAGAATGTAAAAAATTTCTGCAATCTGAATCTTTAAAAACATCTGGCTCTAAAACTGAATTAGTTAATCGAATAAATGAACGTTTTTCTTATTTTTTTGGTGCTAAACATTTTGTTCTTACAGAATACGGACATACCTTTTTGCAAGCTTATTGGGATCGCAGAGCACAGGATAATATATTGTCCTCCGAAGAAGATCTCCAAAAAAAATTAACAAAATACGAAATAACTAAGGTAGAATATAATTCTTTTCGAAATGGTATTACCACTTTTATCCCATCTACCAATGATGTAATATGGGGTATTTTAAATCAACGTACACTGACATATTTTTTTTCAAAAAATTATCCTGCATTGCGCAATAATTATCTATCTATAGCATTATTACTTTTTGAAGAAAAAAATCACGATGCACTGCAATATTTTTTAATAACTATTTGTTTCGATGTAAATGGATACTCATTACCATCTGGTAAACCACATTTAGTTTCTTGGATTGCTGAGATAGTGTATTCGCTTCGTGAAGAATACAGCACTGTTATTGCATCAGTCGCATATTCTCAATGCATAATTGCAAAAATTATATCTGAACATGATTTTATATCTATGATTGAAGAAATAACAATTGCTCCATGTCGTCCAACGTATATTGATTGCTCAAATATTTTAGGACACTATTTTCCTGAATTGGATACAGATTATTCAAGTTCAAAAGAAACTGCTAATGTTCTTCAAACAAATACATCACTAAGTTCCCGAATATTCGAGAAATGCAAGTTTATTCTTTTTTCGTTTCGTGCGAAACTAAAACAACTATTATACAAATAGCGGCTTTGAAAGGAGGATCATTTATGCCTTTACCGAAACAACACACCTACACATCTGAAGACTACTGGAACTTACCAGACAGTCAGCGTGCAGAGCTGATCGATGGACAGCTCTACAACATGGCTCCCCCCAATCGGATGCACCAGGAAATTTTATCCGCCCTGCACTGGAAAATCCGCTCTTACATCGCGGAACACGGCGGCTCTTGCAAGGTCTATCCCGCCCCATTTGCCGTCAATCTGGATGCAGACGATAAAGACTGGGTTGAACCGGATATCTCCGTTATCTGTGACCACAACAAGCTCACAGATCGGGGCTGCACCGGTGCTCCGGACTGGATCGTGGAAATTGTATCGCCGTCCAGCCGCCGAATGGATTACTCCATCAAAAACACGATCTATTCCGGTGCAGGCGTCCGGGAATACTGGATCGTCGATCCTGCAAAGCAACGTACCACCGTGTACCATTACGAAGAAGATGCAGCTCCGATGATCTATCTGTTCGATCAGCCGGTTTCCGCCGGAATTTATACCGATCTGATGATCTGCATCGCTGATCTGCTGAATAATTGAAAGGACTTGAACATTTTGTTAACATCAACAAAATGATAGAAAAAGCCCCGGTGCTACCAACACCGAGGCATTCTCAGAAAACTACGCAGACCGGATGGTCAGTATAATCTTCTCACACAAAAGAAATTATACCACAAACCTCCGGCACCTGCATAGGTGTATTTTTTATACCCAAAAAGGAGGATTAACTATGGCAACAGCAAAAAAACTCCCGTCTGGATCGTGGAGATGTCAAGTCTATGATTATACCGACGCAAATGGGAAGCGACACTATACGTCTTTTACCGCACCAACAAAAAAGGAAGCTGAATATAAGGCAGCTCAATTTATGGTGGAAAAACAATCTTCTTTTAAAGGAGATATGACTTTCAAAGAAGCGCTGACTGCGTATATTGACCAGCGCCGCCCCGTATTATCCCCGGGTTCAATCAGGGAATACGTCCGCTGTATAAAAAATTACGATGATATTAACAATATCCGAATCTCACAGATTACGCAGGATCTGATTCAGCAACATGTCAATTCTTTCAGCAAAGACCATGCCCCTAAAAGCGTCCGGGATAATCACGCTTTGATTACTGCTGTCCTAAGCAAGTACCGCCCTAATTTTGCCCTAAACACAACCTTGCCGCAAAAACGCAGACCAAATCTTTACGTTCCGACGGACGAAGATATTAAAAAGGTCATGAACGCTGCCGCAGGCTCAAAAATGGAAATTCCAATCTTGCTTGCGGCATTCGGGCCGATGCGCCGCGGGGAAATATGTGCCCTCGAATATGATGATATATCCGGAACACGCGTCCATGTACAACGCAGCATGGTAATGGATGAAAACAGACAATATGTAATTAAACAGCCAAAGTCATATGCTGGCGATCGCTTCATCGATTATCCTGAATTTATCATAGAT